ATTTCTGCCAGAAACCAAATTCTGATTTAACTTCGAATTTATCCTTATCTAATCCCAGTATTTTACCTATAGATTTTTCAGAGTGAACTCCTCTAGCTAGGTCAAAGTCGAAATCTTTGTTGTTGTTAAACATGATTATATTTTGTAAAACCCTTTTGTTGTTGATTGCCTCCTTGGTGAAATTGGTAGACACAAAGGACTTAAATTAATTTGAGTGCTCCAGGTGAAAACCTGGAAGTAGAACTTGTTAAATTCGGTGAAAGCTTAACTGCTAATACCGAGCCAAGACATTCGGTGAATGTAAGGTGTAGAGACTAGACAGCAAGCTCCTGTAAAATGGAGAAGGTATAGTCCAGACCACAAAGCGTAAGCGTAGCGAAAGCTATAGTGGTAAGAAAATCCTTGCCCTTTTGGGAGTGCCAGTTCGAGTCTGGCAGGAGGCACCAACAACTAATGAGTATCAGCCCAGTTGCTTCCTATTTTAAATTCTGCATCTAAAGGACATCTTAAATTAAAATATGTACCTGCATCTTTAATAGATTGAACTGCAAGTTCTCCTACTTCAGTTGCATAAGCAGACTTACACTGAAGTTGTAGCTCATCATGAACATGAGCAACCATAGAACAGGTATCTTTATCATAATCTTTTTCCTTTAATTTTTTGTGTAATATAACTGTGGCCATCTTTATAATTAAAGCTCCACAACTTTGGATTAATAAATTTAAGCTCGAATGCTCCGACCTTGGAATTAATTTTCTTTTATCTAAACCTAATAAATATTTTTGATTTCTAGTTTTAACAATTACATTATCTCTTAATCTTTTTAATGCAGGCAAACCTTCAAACAATTTAGCTTTTATTCGTTTCCCTTCTTGAGAGCTTTTGCCAACAACTGAACCAAGCCTTGTATCTCCGATGCCATAGATGACACCATAGATGCACCTCTTCGCCAAGTCTCTCGTTGGTAAGCCAATCTGTTTTTGATTGTAGGTGTGAATATCCCCATCGAGTAATTGCTTCGTAAAACTTCCCTCATCGAATGCACCGATATAATGAGCAAGACAACGAAGTTCAAGACCACTAGCGTCACAACCAATAAGCTGAAAACCATCAGGCACAGTAAATAAAGACCTACATTCTTTGCCATAAGGAACACCCACTGAAGGTGTTTGAGCCACATTCGGTCTTTGATGAGTGCACCTTCCAGTGTTCGCACCATTCGTGATAACGCCTCCATAAATTTTTCCATCCTTTTGTAATTTTAGCCAGGCATTATTACCTTCGGCTAGTTGTGCTATTCGTTTTTGTACCAGAAAATGTTCAGCTAATAGTTTAGCTTCAGGATAATCTAATTTAGATAAAACACTTTCATCTACTTTAGGTTTTCCATCTGGTGTAAAATCATTTGGCTTCCATCCTTTATTCATTAACCTATTACTAATGTGGTCTCTGCTATTAGGATTGAAAGTCATTTCTTTATACTTCTTAACTGGAACACCTTTTTTATATCCTAAAGTTTTGTTATCTCTTTTAGGAATAAAGGTTCCAATATATTGCTTCCAATTAGGGAAGGTTGAAACTAGAGATTTCTCAAGCTCCAACCTTCTGTTTGCAAGTGAGGCATACAGCTTCTTTGCAGAAGCCACATCGAAATAAAATCCATGTGCTTCTTGCAGATGAATACATCTGGCAAAGTCGTGTTCTAGCCTAATTGCTTCAGGCGAATAGTTTTGTTTTTGTATTAAGTTATAAAGTTCGTGAGTGACTTCTACATCTTGTTCACAATACTTTTGCATTTCTTCAGACCATTCAGTGAAGTCATTTGTTTTAGCAAACTCTCCTTTTCGTAATCCAAGTCTATACCCCCAGCTTTCCAAAGAATGTCTTCCTGCTAAATTTAGAGGAAGTTCCTTTTTCTGGAAATCTAATTCTTTTTGGTTAGTCCATATAAGTCTGCTTACTAATAGCGTATCCAATATTTCAGCTTTAATATCATACTGTCTTGGGTACAATTTTTTAAGAACTGCTAAATCAAATTTTAAAATATTATGGCCAACTAATAAGCTAGCACCATTTAATAACATAAGACCTCTACCAATTTTATCTCCATAATATGAAAAGACTTGGTTTGTCTCTATGTCTTTGATTACTATTGAATGTACTACAGAGCATTCCTCAAGGAAGCCATTGGTTTCTATATCAAATATAAGTTTCATAGTTAGTGCATTACAATTATTTTTATGTTTAAGATTGTGGGTATTACAGGAGCAACATGATAAAATGCTTCTTCAATAATATCTTTAGTCTTCGGTGTGTGAACAAATAAGATTGGATTTACATTTGGATATTTAATTACCAAGTGTAATAATTTTAAAATCTTTTTTAATGATGAATAAATAAAAATTTTATCATCATCATCCAAGTTTTCAAACTCATCGCATTGTTCTATATACTCACGAAGTACATCATCTATTTGTTTTTCTTTATTCTTGGACATTAGAAAAATCGCCTTCAGACAATCTCCCAGTTTCCCTGTCGTAATGAAGTGAGCAAGCGACACCTGTATCTCCATTGTATCTATTTTTTAGAACTCTGATTGTTAGAATATCTTTAGTCTCTTCGTTCTGCTGTGACCTCTCTAATCCACAACAAATATCTGTAAGCTGGCCTAGTCCATGACTGCCTTTAAGATGACTTAAAGATGTTATGGCTCCTTCTTCATGTCCAGTTTTGTCTGGTAATCGTTTCATGTGGCATACCAGTATTAATCCAAAATTTAATTCTTCTACTAAACTTCGTAGCCTGGTCATCGTATAATCAATTAACTTCCTCTCATCGCCTTCAATACCAGAGACAACCATATTGATATGGTCTAATACTACATAATCACAATCACATCCTCTGACTAAAAATCTTATTTTAGACATTAGGTTCTCACTATCTGTAGACCCAAAATGTTTGTGGAAATATGTATTGCCTTGAATTTTATCCCAAGACTTCTTTAATGTTTCCTCTGAAAAATCTCTTCTAATTTCTTCTTCGTGAATTTTAGAGTTTAAATCTATAGAGATTAAACCTCTTACAGTTCTAGCTACACTTTCTTCTAAAGCTATGTAGCCTACATTCTTACCTTTAGTAATTAAATCAAATGCAATTTCTCTACAGACCTGGCTCTTTCCTGTTCCACTACCTGCTGTAAATAAAACTATTTCACCCTTACGAATACCTTTTGTTTTATTGTTAAGACCCTCCCAAAGATATGGAGTACATTCTTTGCTGTCATCTTGCATAACTAAATCCCAAGTATCAGCTCCAGCAATAATGCCTTCAGGTGTATATGGTCTTGCGTTCCATATATGATTTATAATATCCTTACCTCTTCCAGATACCAACATATCGTTAGCATCCTTCAGAGGTAATTTAGAGACAAGAGCTTTTTTTGGAGTAAACAATTGTGCACATTCGATTGAAGCAGTATTACCAGCTTCATCATTATCGAACATTAAAACTACTTTTTCAAAACTTTCTAAATATTCTAAATTCTTTTTAATATATTTTTTTGCAGACTTTGCTCCTGAAGGTACTGACACTACTGGCCATTTGTTTCCTTGAACTTTAGATACTGACATAGCATCTACTTCACCTTCAGTTATGGTAATCATTTTTTGATTTCCCTTCCATTTGTGCTGTCCAAATAATCCAACTTCATTCATATCTCCTAACCAAATAAAATCTTTATTAGGAAATCGAATGTGTTGAGCAACAACTTGGTAATTAGAATTATAATAAGGAGCTATCTGAACTGGCTGACCATTGTAAGTTCCAGTTTGATAATTAAAAAATTTGCAAGTATCAAAATCAATTTGTCTTTTTGATAACGCCTCCACTTGACCTGTAATCATATCTGTTTTTATTTTTATATTATTAAATTCATTTGTTTCTCCACTTGCTGGCTCTCTATAGCCACATCCAAAACACCAGCCATGACCATCTGAATACCTTGCTAGGTTATTTCTTGATTGACATTGTGGACAAGGTTCGTGTTTTACAAATTCTGAATTATTCTCCTGGCTCTTCATAACCTTCATCACCAGGCAACAAGTCTCCTTCTACCCAAAGTAAATCTGTTTTAGCCCAATCATCTACATCAAATGAAGGACAGAATTTATCAGAAAAATGATAGTGACCTTTTACAACTGCCTCTGGATATTTCTCATGTAGTTCATCACATAATGTTTTTAAACTATTCCATTGAGCTCCTTCAAAATTATCTTCTGCTTTAGTGTGGTCATCTTGAGTGACACCACCAACCATAGCGATACCTATACTGTTATGATTTTTCCCACGACAGTGAGCTCCGACTGCATCTGTAGTTCTGCCATCTTCAATGACACCATTTCTTCTAATAATAAAATGGTAGCCACAGCTTAAAAATCCTCGTTCTCTATGCCAACGATTTACTTCTTCGAAGCCAATGTCCATAGATGGTTTAGTAGCTGTACAATGTATTATAAAATAGTCTGTTGATTTTCTGCTCATAATTTTTTCTGTTGTTGTTGAATTTCCTTAACCCAGTTATCTGGTAAAAGTTTCTTGGTTGAATAAACACAATGGTATTTAAAGCCCTTAAGCTCACACCATTTTGCATAAGTTGTTTTTGATTTTTTTCCTATTTTTGTTTTAGAATTTGAGAATACAAATCGAATATCTAAATGAGGATGTTGTGATTTAATGAATAAATGTTTCTTCCTATCCGAAGTTAGGAACTGACCTTTTGTTTCAAATATTATTTTTAAATTATCTAATGCTGGACAATTAAAGTCTGGCGTATATTTAGATAATTTTTCAGGCTTGAGGTAGGAAACTTTATAATCTTCATAACCAAATTTAATATTCTGTTTGACTAGATAATTATTAAAATCCTCCTCAAGCTTTGATTTGAATTTAGAAGTCGGTTGCGTTGGAAACTTCTGTTTGAACTTCCTCATTCTCCGACCCATTTTTGCTTGAGCTGTCGCCAGTGACTTTATCAAAGCCATTTGCTTCAGCAGTTTGTCCACCACCCTCAACTAAATCTTTTACTTGAACTGATTTAAGTCTTAACGATACACCTGCACCAAGTGCTGGAGTGTACCAAGGAAATGGTTGATAGCTTACACGAAGTATTGAACCTCCCCAGATATTTACATCTGAACTAATAGGCTTCAATTCGTTATCGAATAATGCTGGCCTTTGTTTAAAAGTGTCTCCAGTTTTACCATTGGTACCACTGGCTTTCATTTTAAACTTAAAGATAACATTACCTTCCTCATCTTTTTTATAAGGTGGGTTATGTTCCTTTATGGTTTGTTTGTTTGATTTTTCTTTAGCCTCATTGACAGCTTTGATTTGATATTGTTTTATAATTTTTATCAACTCTTGAGCTTGAGTATCCTTAAGACTTAAGTCTACTTTGTACTCACCTTCTGGTTTGAACCTCACATCACATTTTGTCAAATGTGGATATATGGCTTTACCAAAAGGAGAAGTATATGTTTGTGCTTTTTGCATCTGAACCCTCCTGGTTCTTTGGTTATTATTAATTTGATGAAGCTTCTGTTCATCTATAGTGTCCTCTTTAGAACGCTAGCGTAGTGGTTTAACTACAAAAATAATAACTACCTAATACATTTTTAATATCCAGGTTTCCTTGTTTAGGAAGTGCTGGGATTTTATGTCTTAAGTTTTTAGGAACCTGAAGTTCAACCTCCTTAAGAAATTCATTCAATAAATTTTTGTTATCAAATATTTCTACGAAGGCTTCTCTTAATGCTATGTTCATAGTAGATACATCTGTAGCTAGTACACCAAAACTATCGTGTACGCAGGCAAAGTTCTCAATACTATATTCACTAGCTTTACATACTGCTTTCATTAACAAAGAAGCATCTAACGAATGAACAAAACATGGAGCTATAGAATTGGCTACAGCTTTTTTATTTATCTTATTTGTTTCAACAGCAATATTAACTTTCCTAATATCAGGTGTATATGTACCACTCTTTGGTCTAAATATTTTTTCACCCATATAAGTATTAACTCTTTTAGTTGTTAATTGTGGACAGACTAATTGAACAATAGCTCCTGTTGGAGTTGTCCATACAACAGGCAATCCATTTTCAGAAACTAATTTAGATACTGTTTGCAACCACTTCATCGCTTCTTTAGCAGATAAGATAACTTCATCTAAAGCTTTCCAAACTAATCTTGAAAGATAAGCTGAACCTTTAAATATATTTGGAGTTTCTGGTTTAGGATTTCTGTCTGTAGAAAAAGGAATTTCAATACCTTCTTCTTCCATATCCTCCAGGTACTCTTGGATATATTTTCTACAAGAGAATTGTGTAAGTCCATAGACAATACACATAGTGACTTTCTTTGTAGTCTTTCTGTTTATCCCATAGTCTAACCAAATATCTCGTAGCAAACTATCTTCTTCTTTTTCAAGAAGTTCTTTTGTTTTGGAAGCAACCTCACCATATACATCTTGTACCTTATTACTTGGTATTAAGTTTACAGCCTGGCCACCAATTTCATCTTTAAGTAATCCAGAATAAATTTGTAAACCTGAATTAGTACAATCAGAATAACAAATTAAATGTGTAATAAACTTTAATGATTTGTTTGATTTACAAAAATTATTCCATTCAAAACAAAATGCCAAGAATTGTACAGGTTCGGAACAATGAGCCCAAAACTCGTAGTGATTATGTGGGTCTTCAGCAGTTGCTTTAATATGTTCTTCATTTTCCTCAACCCATTTAACTCTATTGTCTAATGTATCTTTATCGTGACCAAACATATTAGCTCCATGGATAGCAAGCTTTCTTACAGCTCCTTCACCAGCTAAAGGTTTACCATTTCTAAATAACAATAGACCTTTTGCTAAATCATTATTCTGATAGTTTAATCCTTCAGGTACACAATAAATTCTATATCTAAAATCATATTGTAATGGAAACCAGAACTCTAAAAATTGTTGGTATGTATCTGCAACACTAAAAACTTTTTCAGTCAATAATGCTTTACTATCTATTGTAGCATTAAAATCACATACAGCTTTTTTCCTCCTGCTGTAATCTTTTCTTGCTACTTCATTAGTTGCTATATCAAAAGGTTTAGTAGGTTCCTCTATTTTATGAGAAGGTAGACCAGCAATTGCTAATCCCTTGTCATGAATAGTCCTCATAACCTGGTATACAGGAATGTTTATTGTAAACGCTGTCTCCTGTAATGTGTTTATACATTTATAGACTTCAGGCATTTCATGTGCTCTGTTTGCTATTTCTTCCAGATATGCTCTGGATGCTCTTTTCACCATATTATAGTGCATCTTTTACCTCATTATTTGTTGATTGATTTTCTGGCTTTGTGTAGCCATTAGTGGAACTTAATTGATTAGGCCTTAAATCCTTGATGTAATAACCACCTGAATATGGGTTGTTATCCCACCTTTTAGGTTTAATTACCATCGGCTCCCTAAATGGTTTAAGTATTTCTGCATGGATTTTTTTGTTTTCAATCCAGGTCATAGTCTTCTCGGTTGCCTGGACATAAACAATGGACTTGCCTTTTACAGCAAATGTTTTGGTGAGTTTAATAAAGCCAGTTGTGCTAGCTAATAATTCAAGAAGTAATTTACCGAGTTTTACTTTCTCTTCTTTAGACCAACCAGAGTATTCTAGTTCATGTCTGTTCATAGCGTATTGAAATACCTTACGCTTATGCCTGTAGTTATTTTTTGATTTTAACCACTCTTTTGTTTGAGTATAATTTTTATTATCGCTCTCTTTGAAGTACAATAACCTGGCCTCATCCTCAATTGCTGAAGCTATTTTAAGTAAAGCTTTAGTTTGAGTGGATGAAACAGTGATACTATCTAGTACAGCTTTTAATGTAATAAAGGCTATACCTGACCACCTCTCTGGTTTATCTTCTGCCACTTCCTGAATAGGAATACACTTTGATAATAAGGTAGCTTCGGTTGCATACCTCTTCGCATGGCCATCAAAAGCTTCAGTAAAGTATTTCTCAATACCCTCACATAAAGGCTCTAATCCTGATTGGATTAATACCTGGCCATATACTGTTGTGCTTTCATTGGTTTCTCTAGGTTTACCAGAATTTTCACCTACTTTTGCCCTAGCTTTATTGATTGTCTTATGGAACCTTTTTATTCCTGACCTAATCATAGCCAACTCTATTTGTTTTTCTGCTTCTATTTTTTCATGTAGAGTTGAAGGCACATTCTGTGAGTTTTTAAGAATGCCGAATTTCTCTAGTATTTTTGCGTCTATTTCCATATTAGCCTCATTAGTGTTTATAGTTTGTTCGTAGATTGTGTGCATTGAAGTGCACATCTACTACGCCAGCGTACATATCACATATTAACTATGCAACAGTTTATTCGGCTTGATTTATAAGGTATTCTACTACGCCAGTGTAGATAACTCGGAGGCGTAATTTGTGGTTGTAGCTTTTAAGTCTACCGACAAATCATTTAATGTTAGTTTACTTAACTTAATCACTTACGCCTCCTTCAAGCTTTGCATCTAGTGCACTTAAATGCACTATTGATGCACATTATTTTTACTAGCTTTTACCACCAGAGACAACTTTTAACTCGTCTCTTAATGTATCCAGTTTCTTTGCCATATTAATCTTACCTTTAGGAAAGAAATGAACATATCTTCTTGCAACAGGTGAATTAAAACTCCAACCCATCCAGTCACAAACTTCCATAAATGTAGCTCCTGCTTCAGCTAGCCTTGAAGCACAAGTATGTCTACAAGTATGAAACACAAAGTCTTTGTTATCAGCTTGTCCAAGTTGCTGTCTTACCATCTGCCACTTGTAAGTCATTTGCCTGTAGCTGGTCTCAAAGAATGTTTTCATGTTCGACCTACGCATCAATATTTCTTTTGTTCTAGTAGCTAGACCAATCGAAGTATGAGTGTCTGTCTTTTGTCTATACACATGAGCTGTCCAACCATCTTTAGACTTTTGCAAATCTTTAGGTGCAAACTGTATAGCTTCTTCAGCTCGACAACCTGTATCTATAAGAACTTTTACAAAGTCTTCCAAGTCATGGAAACCAAAAGTTTTACATTGTTGGTAGATAGCTTCTTCTTGCTCGTATGTATAAATAGCAAGCCTTGTTAGCTTTTCTTTTTTTCTAGGTATCTTTAACAATTTGTCTGCTGTTATAGTACCTTGTTCCAAAGCGTGTCTGAACACTTTGTTTATGCAACAAGCCCTTCTATTATTTGTAGCTGTTTCAGAGAACTGTTCGGTAAACTTATACCATTCAGTTTTATCTATTTCTCTTAACAACTTATCTTTACCCCAAAAGGAATAGAAATAACTGAAGAAGTATTTTTGTCTTTTACCATGTTCAGTATCTTTCCACCCACTCTCTGGGTCATTATAACAAGCTTCGCAAGCCTGCTCTAATGTTGCTTCAGTAGTTGCTCTTCCTGCTGGTACATTCTTACCATCAATCAAAGCTTTACGAAGCTGTTTTTCTTTAGCAAGTGCATCATCACTCGTATCACAAGTAGCAGTTTTTCTACCTCTACCTTTTACTGATACGAACACTCTGAACTTACCATTTGCTGTCTTACTTATACCCATAATTATATAGCCTCCTTTATTTTATGGTTATTGAATAGGCCTCTAAATTTATGACCAACAGTAGTAAGCATGACATCTTTTTGTCTTCTGTCTTGCACACTTTCTGAAAGTTTTATTAAGCCTAATTTTACTAACACTGCACAATTTCTACTCATTGATGCAGAGTTTAAAAAAGTACCGAATAAATCTGCATACTTTTTATTTGCATTCTCCACCGACATTTCTCCCTCTTTTAGGTGACACATCGCATGGAATAACATCAAGGTGTGAAGGTACAAACCATTATCCATATCTTTGTTTTTACCCAACTTGTGAAACCTTGACATCACTTCACCGAAGTTAGCCATTGATTGCTCCTTTGTTTTAGTTAGGCAAATGTTATGGATAGCAGTTGTTCTTATCATGGAACTCTCTGCAAAAGTTCCTGGCACCCCTATGTGTGCGTTTTGTTTCTGAATGTAATGTCTTACATTTATCATATCACTTGCAATTGTCTTAATTTCTATCAAAAATAACTACGCTAGTCTAGTATTATTTCTAGCGTAATTACTTCTTCAAAGTTGTAATTTTATTTGCTTCTGTACCAGTATCCTGCAATTGGGTATCCAGCTCATAAAGGCCTGCATCTGCTAATTCTATTAGCCTATTTACAGAGACCACTAAACGCCATTTAAAAAGTCTAAACATATAAGTCTTCTCATGGTCGTTCTTATATTTATTGAACTCAATAGGAGACTTGAAAGTCTGCTTATAGAGAGCTTTAGCTGGAACGAATACTGAAACATCTTCAATAGTAAAATCTATATTTTTATATTTCATAATATTATCTCCTTAACATCTTCTTCTTAATTCCCAAGAGAACATCTATAGAACTTAAGAAAAAAAATTCTTAAAATTAAAAATTTAATGGAGTGATTGTTCCGAATAGAACTACTTAATAAATAGTTGATTTGCCTACAGCTTGTCAAACATAAACTAATAGTTTTCCAAAAATAATTACACTCATAGTTTGAATGTGTGGATAACAAAGTAGACTTTGTGCACTTCGGTAATCCCACAGTATTAATTTTATAATAATCAGACATTACAACTTGCTATTATTCCAGTATTGGATTTTCCAATTCGTCTAATTCTCTAAAATAAAATTTAGCAGAAGGATATGTGTCCTTAACTGCTTCTCTTATTTCTCTGAACGAATTGACATAGCTTCGTATTTTACCTGCAACAACAGGTTTACTCTCTACGAATAGTTGTCTTTTGTTAAGTCCTTTGTCTGATACCAGGACTACTTTTTTATCAATTGTCATTTGATTGACACCTCGCTTGAAGACCTTGGTATTTCAACAGTACCATAATCTGCATAAGGACATACTTTATCGAATAGTTTTCTATGTTCCTTATTCACACAATAAGTTATTGCACTAGCAATACTTAT